GCCTGCATCCTCTCTGATGTTGCGCCGGAAGCAAACCCATAGCGGTCACAATAGGCGTGCCAATCACCCTCGTAGGTGTTGGCAGAGCCTGTTACAGCTCGGATCGTGGTCTGGATGCTGGAAAATGACATCTACTCTTCATCCCTTCTGCGCCGCCCCGCGGCTTTGATTAGCTCATTTATGGTCTGATCTTGAGGCCACTTGGGAGGCTCCGGCTCTTTAGGTTTCATCTCTTCACGCCATACAAGACAGGCGTATCGGAATGCGTCTGCATAGTGGCTTGTGTAATCGTGCCTAGGTTTATCCCTAAAACACCGCTTGTCCTCGTCGTACTCCCGTTGGTACTGCTTGAGGATTTCCACGCCTTCCCTGCACTTCTCATCAAAGAAGCACTCTGCAAGGGTCAATCGTGCGGCTTGAATCCCATCGATCAATCCGAGTTCAGGGACAATTCGCGGCTTCCATGCCTTGCCCTTTGCGTACTCAAGCCCACCGAACTGTTGTTCGATGCTTCTTCCGGTCTGTAGTGACCTAGCCCGAGCGTCATGCGGCAACCACAACCACTCCCCGTACTGGTAGGGTTTGGACTTCATCACATCATGGTAATGCGCGATAGGCATTCCTGACGCTGAGTAGCAATCGACTAGCCGCAGTTCCTTACCTACTTGGAACCACCAAATAGCCGTATCGTCGCTAAACCCGAGGTCGAGCACCGCATGAGTCTTTAGCGCGGGGTCGTACAGGTCGGGCTTCATCCTCCCGTCCTGCTCAAGCGCCCACAACTCTTTACCGAAGATGGCCCCCGGCAACGCAGCATCGAAGTCGCATTCCATCTCTTGCCGCCATGCGTCATCCGTTAGTTCAGACCGGAGCGCATCCAATTCGCTTTCAGGGAGAATCCCGCTATCTGCCGCTTTAATGGTGACAGCCAACCAATCAGGGGACCGAGATGCTTGCTCGTACATCTCCCAAAACTGGTTTCTGCCCTTTGGGGTGCCGATAATGATTGCCCTACCCTGCCGATCCGCTAGGGCTGGCCGGATGACGTAAGCCCATACGCTAGGCTTCCAATCCCCGTACTCATCAGCAATCACCAAGTCAAAGAACATCCCCCGCAGTGCGTCTGCGTTATCAGCGCCAAACAACTGAATCCGCGCCCCGTTGGGGTAGTCAATCCTAAGTTCTGACTCGTTGATACTCACGCCCGGAACAACCGCGCTGTATCGCTTGAGGTAGTCCCAAGCAACCGCTTTAGCCTGGCGATAAAAAGGGGCCACATATGCCCCCCTGAAGTCTTTGCGCTCTGTGGTCAATGCGGCCTTGAGAAGCTCATTGACACAGGCTACTGTTTTCCCCGCTCGTCGGTGGGCAACTACTACCGCCCATCGCTCTGTTCTGTTATGCAACGGCCAAAAGGCTTGCCGTGGCTTATAGGGGATAGTGATTACTTCTGCCATCCGAACCTGTGTTCGATGGGTTTGTCTGCATTCCCGCTGAGTTCTACTGCTTTCAGGTCGGGTATGTACTTGCCTATTACAATCTTCGCCGCATTGACCTGCGTAGTCGTAAGCTCTATTTCGCCATTTGCGTGTGAAATCAAACGATTAAGCAACTGGCTTGCTTGTATCAGTTTATTGCTGCTATCTCTATTCCTTGGCTCTTTGCGTGCGGCCATATCTCATCAAGGGGTAGCCCTTGCCTCGACTAAGTTGAGTTGGTTAGGTCATCGCCGCAAGAATCGCCGCCGCTGCCTGGGTAGCGTTGTTGCTCGTAGCCACTTGGACGGTGCCGGTCTTGTCTGCGGACGTGTTGAGGTTTTGCACGGTCACATCCGTATAGCTAGCTGACGAGGTGGCGTCAAAACGAATGACCTTGCAGCCCGCTCCGCTAACGGCAGAGTCAAGGGCTGTTTGTAGTTGGGCTTCGGTGAATGCCATGATTGACCCCTATGGACGCAAAAAAGCCGCCGATCCTTTACGAATCAAGCGGCTATCTGGTTATTTTGGGCATAGGAATGCCCGACGCCTCGCAAAATACGCTTATTGATTGGGAAAGTCAACGCCTTTCGATTGTGCGGCGCATCATGTAGCGATTCCTCTGCGCCTTGCCTCGATCAGGAACGCCATACACCCCTCGACCAGAAGCGCACCAGGATCTCCACGGAATCTAGCCACATCCCCTAGATACCTGTTCCAGATCGCCATGACCTGTTGGGTGTGACCGTGCAGGCTCATTTCGTCCAAGATTGCATCGGCAATGGCCCCGGTTCGCTTGTCAGCCCGTTCGACTAGCTCATGGAAGCTATCCTCAGTGGAAGCCCCGCCACTTGAGAATCCGGCTGAATGGGACGGATAGCCCAAAGGCGGAGCGCCGTGCTCTCGTCGCTTGTACTCACCCCAGATTCTCAGGATGCGGTCGGCTTCCAGGGGGATCATGGCCTCGTCCCGAATCATTTGGCTTTCCAGTCAATACAGCGAATGTCCCTCAACGCTCTGTAGAGTGAGCAATAAGGACGCCAACCCAAGAATTTCCAGCGCCTTGATGCGAATTTGCATCCCTCACACGTCGACATAAGTTTCCTTGTGGAAAGCGTCCGGATATTTCTCTTTTAGTTGAGCTATGGCATGGTCCAGGGCTTGCCGTCTCAGGATGGGTTGCCGGTAGGATCGGGAGATGGATAGCCATTGCTCCCTGAGCCATTTACGGCCCTCGTCGGGGATTAGCAGGGTAGGTGTCATTCCAGAGCCTCCAGAGCGATTGTGTAGCGTTCTATGGCCTCTTCCGCGAGGGTTCTCTTCTGAGAGGGGCTTAAGGTCTTGCGGGATTCCCTTTTGAGTCGGTCAATGGTTTCTTTTCCGTACCATCCGAGCATCCATTCGTAAAAGCCGATAAGGTGGCCTTCATCAAACCGATTGCAGCCTTGACATTCAGGGGCGACGTTTTCCTCTACCCATCGAATAGATGCCCCTCTGCTCTTGGGAATGAAATGCCCACAGTCCATGTCCTGCCAGCGGAAAGACCTACCGCATGAGACACAGGTGCAATATCCATCAACGGCGAACTTACGGCGGATATAGACGGATTGCTTTGCATCGGCTTTAGCCTGAAGGGTTGAGAGCAAAACCCGTTTCTTAGGCTTGAATGGAAGGCCGGGGGCGTTCATTTCAAACACCCATCACACCGGCTATCGGTAGTCCTTAGATCGAACTGGCAAGCCTTGGTGCTTGTGTCGGGATGGAACTTCACAAGCTGGACGAGTACCGACCCCCTCAAGACATGACCATCCTTGACCAGATAATCCGGCTCTCTCGGTTCGTTCCAGCATCCGTACCGAATCATGCCGCCTCCCTCCACTCCGGAGCCTTCAACTTGACCCCGTTATCTGTTGCCCACGCTGAAATGAAATCTATGAGGCTTCCAAGCTCTTTAACGCCCATTTGCGCGGTGCTTCTGCGTAGCTGGACAAACTCCCCATTTATCCCAGGAACAACCTCACCAGCCTCGTTTAACGCCATCCTGTGACCACTGACCATGATCGCCTTCCAATCATCCAACGATCTTTTCTTTCCTGCGTATTCCTTTTGCTTTGAAATATCTGAAAGCAGGGAATGCAGTAAGGCGTTCTGGTCGTTCGTTCTGGTCCGTTCCTTGATCTCGCAAACGTAACCAGACGGGGCAGCATCAATCGAATACTTCGCCATCCTGCGGGCGGATTCGGAGACCAGGGGGTAGCGTTCAGTCATTCGACACCTCTTGCAGATGATTTTCCGCCGCAGCCTGGCATTCCTCGAAGCTGGCGAATTCCCCGAGCAATTCAGGGCCACACCACAGCCGATACGCAAGGTGATCGCCAACGGCGAATTTGCCGACCTTGAAGGGGTCTGAAATCATTCCGTTGGTTCCTTCGCGTTGCCACTTCATGCTGTTTCCGATCTAGGCTTGCACTCTCCACCAGCCCAGACTTCGTTCATCGCCTCCGAAGCCATCAATACCTGAACCGGCAACAGGTGCTCTCCGGACAAGTAGCGGCGCTTCAGTTCCTTGCACCATCCGCGATGGTCGTAGGCTTCTTTTTTCACCGATGCCGATTCGATTGATCTGGCGCGCTCAAGCCGTTCTTCAACGGACAACTGCGGGGCTTCAATTGCCAGCGGAATGTCGGCACACTTCGCAGCAATGCGGCACAGGTCGATGAACTCGGGAAGGTTCGGCGGGTACTGGCGATCGTCGCAACCCTTGAGCGCAGCGCCGATCTGCGAGGCCGTAAATCCTCCCAACTTTTCAGCCCAAACCAACTTCACGTCAGCAAGGTTTGTACCTTCCCACTGACGCCCGAACGCCGCACCGTACAGCGAAGCCAGCCGGGAGAACAGCCGCTCAATCCACCCTTGCTGCAACTCCGTCGATAGCTGGCGCAGGGTGACGGTTTGCGCCCGTGAGTTCGGCGATGGTTGCACTGATGCGGTCTGCTCTGCTGCTTCCATTTTTCCCATTTCCACCCCCTTTGAGTTCAAACAACCCCTGCCATCCGTTCGTGATACTGGCGTCGATTACGGCGTCAGGTGGCTGACCTCTTGCGTGGCACTGCATTAGGAATTCCAGTTGTTTGGTGGCCGTTGCTTCAGGCGTCTGCAATCTCCTTGACCTTCTGTATCCAAGCCACTCCGCCCACTTCGATACAGACACGCATTCCGGCAACGGAATTAATAGAGGGTTGAACGGCGCAGGCTTGTCCTGCGCTGGTTTAGCTTTTGACTTTGTATTTGGTGAAGGTGATGGTGTTTCGTTTGGCTTACCCATTGGGGTATCCGAATTAAAACCCGTGGGTTTGTTTTGGGTTCCTTGCGGCCTCCCGCCTTTGCGCCCGTTGGCTTGTTGTTTTTCGTGGTTCTTGGTTGCCTTTTCGTACTCGGCCAGCAGGCGGCTTTGCACGATAGATTCACCATCAATGGTAAAGAAAGGCATCACGGCGGAACGTATCCTTGCCCACGACCTCTTGTCCGCCCGACAGATCAAGGAAAGTTGCGCCTCGTCGTTCGGAAGCCGACCTGCGCGATTCCATGCGGTCAGCAACAGCAATAGGTATGCTCCGTGCTGTTCGGTGGAAAGGTGCATGGTGTCCGCCATGTAGTCTCCGATGTAAAGCGGCATCCATGTGTCAGGCTTACTCACTCCCGACGCTCCTTTATGGTCTTCCAGCAGATGCCGCAAAAATATTTAATGGCCTGCTCTTTGTCTGAGATACGGCCACAAGCACGATTCATCGCATCCATCAAATCAAATACGCTCATGTGCTGCAGGAAAACCCGCACTGATTCACGGAACTTTGGCTTAAAGGAATAGCCGTCAAAATAGCCCCTGAAAATATCTTCAACCTCGTCAATTTGTCCTTCCTCGCCCTTTCGTTTTGCGCGTACAGCCTTCTCAAAAGCCTTAAGTTGCGCCATCTTTTCAGCCAGCAACTCGGCCTTTTCAGCAACAGATTGCGGGATTGAAGTCAGCAACCCAGCAGACTTACCGCGATTACAGTCAAAGCAAGCTGTAATCAGGTTGTCAATACTATTTCCGCCGCCCTTCGAAACAGGGTGAATGTGGTCAACCTCAAGAACTACGGATGGCGGCGTTGCTCCGCAGTATTGGCACGAAAACAGGTCGCGCTTGAATACCTTGAACCGCAGAGACTTTCCGATAGGCTTGCGCTCTGCCATGATTAGATAAGCCTCAACTGAGCCGGAAACCGATGCACTTTTTTGTCACTCTTGAGGGTGACAATCGCCTTGTGTTTGGCCTCCAATTGACGTTTGGCGATCCGTTTTTGGAGTTCAAGCCAGAGCTTGGCTTGGTAGTTGGTGACGGATGCCATTTATGCGGCCTGCCTGCTGGATTCTAAAACCTCCCGAATTGATACCTTGCCGTTTGTGTCCCGCTCAAAATCAAGCGCCCTGATCGCAGGAAGTCCGTTATGCTTCCACAGGCGCACCGTTTCGCCGGAAACCTTGTAGTGATCGGCAATCGCCGCCTTCGACCCAAAATGCTTAACAAGTTTTTGAAATGCGTTCATGTGCCAATGATACATTTTTTTACGGGGAATGCAAATATAAATTGCGCTCAAGGTTTTTTTGGGTTAGACTGCAATCACTCGCTGAACACCGCGACAGGCAAAACCCCCGAGTGGGGCGAGTCAGCCAAGGCAAGACGGACCTCTAGCACCGCTAAGTCATGAGCCGAAAGCGACACAGCCGATCAGCGCAACGAACAGGATAACAGTCATGTGGGACAACACCGAACAAGAATCAGCCGGCTACAGCGACATGTTGACCGACTTTGGATTCTTCGTCGCCTCGCTGGTGGCTTGTCTGGCCCTTGGCGCAATCGTCTGGATGCTGCTGCTATGAGCCCATTCGACCAAGCACGCACCTATCTGGCACGTGGAATCGGCCAGTACGGCTACGACACATGCAAGTGGCAGGCGAAAGTATGCCTGCATAACGGCAACTTGAAGATGGCGATCTGGAACACGCAGGTCTGTCTGTTTATCGGACGGTTGCGGAGGGTGTCATGAGCGCCTACAAATTCCGCGCGCTGGCAATTACTGATGTCGAGGCATCATCTGGCGGAAGGTTCGTCCACGTTGAGCTAGATATGGATACCCCACAAGCGAAGTCAGCATTTCTGACGCTTGCCGGAGATACGCGAGGCGACGAACTGACTATGTGGATGGCGGAACTCGGCTACTCCATAGCTGAAATCAAGGAGGAGGAATGATTCGCCTACTCCGCGCCCTTCGCACCTACAGGAAGCTGCACAGCACGTTCCGGCTGGCGTGGTTGATGAGTGCCAGGCCATGACCGCCGACCGCATCGTCGTCCTCTTTACCGTGGCCTGTGCCGCCTTCGCTATCGGCATGGATTACGGCACCAGCAAGCCGGTCGTATGCCCTGACAAAGCGCCGCATGAGCAGCTTGTGTCCATCACCATCAACGGCCCCATTACTACCTGCGTCTATGCCTCTGGATATGGGCGCGCACTAAGAAAGGCAAGGTCGTGAAAACCTTTAAATGGACCAAAGAGCAAGACGCATTTCTTCGCGCCATGTATCCATCAAACCCGATGCAAGAAATCATCGAGGCTACCGGCAAGACGATGAACGCCATCTATGCACGGGCGCAGTTGCTTGGTCTTGAGCGTGAGAACAAATCAAAGTTCAAGCCGGGAGACCAGCGTGGACACAAGTTCCAACCGGGCAACAAGTCCTGGAACACAGGGAAAGCCGTATTCAAGATTACATCCCGCGATCTGGTCTTGGGCGAGTTCAAGCGCAACCCATCGCAGACAACTAAATCGCTTTCACTAGCTACAGGTGTCCGCCGTTCCGGTTGTTGGACGATCTGTAATGACCTAGTTAAAAAAGGTCTCGCGCATATCTCCGGATGGGTGTGCAGCAAGGAAACCAACTGGAACAAAGAAGCCACCTTCACCTATGGCCCCGGTGAAAGCACGGAATGGACCCCGAGACAGCAAAAGAACCAACCCGATGAAGACCCCTACGAAATACAGCCTATTCCACGCCCGACGCTCGGGTTGTGGGGTATCTGCTGGCCTAACACAACCATGCCGGCATCGCCGGCTGAAAGGAACTCACTGTGAACGCACCTGACAAGATCATTAAAGACTCGCTTGCTGCGGCATTTGTCCGCGCTCAAAAGGGGTTTGCTCCGGCACTCAAGACTAGCGTCAACCCTCACTTCAAGTCCCGTTATGTCGACCTAGCCGGATGCGTGGAAGCCGTGATTGATTCACTGAACTCCAACGGCCTCGCGCTGATTCAGCACACCGCAGAGAGCGAATCTGGCGTCGTGGTTGAGACTGTTTTCCTGCACGAATCAGGCGAATCCATGTCTTGCGGAAAGCTCCATGTTCCGGCGAGCAAACAGGACGCACAAGGCTACGGATCGGCACTCACCTATGCCCGTAGATACAGCCTCATGGCGGCGTGCGGTATCGCCCCCGAGGATGATGATGGCAACGCTGCAACAAAGCGTCCTCAACCCGCTCAAATCGCCACAGCGATTGACGTTGATGCGAAGTTGTTGGAACAGTACCGAGAGAAGGCCATGATGGGCATGGCGGCGCTTAAAGCGTTTCACTCAATGGCTAAAGGCGAGTCTAAAACCCGCGTATGGGCGCAACACGGTAACAGCCTGAAAGCCGCCGCAGACGAAGCTGACCTGGCGGGTACGGTATGAGCGCCCCTCAAGGAACACCGGAATGGCTGGCTGAACGCGCCGGCCATGTCACTGCATCTCGCCTTGCTGACGTTATGGCGAAGATCAAGACCGGGGAATCGGCTACCAGGGCGAACTATCGCGCCGAACTGGTTGCCCAACGCCTGACGGGTCAAGTTGGAGAATCCTTCACTAATGCCGCAATGCAATGGGGAACCGACATGGAGCCGTTTGCCCGATCTGCTTACGAGTGTTTGTATAACTCGCTTGTCTCTGAAGTCGGGTTCATCAGGCACCCATCTATCGAATGGGCCGGAGCCTCGCCGGATGGACTGATCGACTCGGATGGACTGATCGAAATTAAATGCCCGAACACGGCAACACATATCGACTACCTGCTTAAGGGCGTGGTCCCGGCGAAGTATCAACCCCAAATGCTTTGGCAGATGGCTTGTACCGAAAGGGAATGGTGCGACTTCGCCAGCTTCGACCCCAGGATGCCCGCTGAGCTACAGCTATTCGTGGTCAGGTTCAGTCGGGATGAAGCACGGATCGAGGAAGCAGAGAAAGAAGTGATCGCTTTCCTTGACGAAGTTGATGGAACAGTCAAGGCGCTGGAAAGGCTGATTGCCGGCCAGCGTGAGAAGGCGGCGGCGTAAATGGACCCGCGTTGGTGGTTCTACGCAATCTGCGAATACGCAAGGATTCGGATAGACATGAGCGCCGACGGCTACAGGACATACCTATCCGGCGAAGTGCTGGACAACAGGACAGAAAGGGCAATGACATCATGAATTACGAGGCGTGGCGGATTAGCTTTCAGAGTAGCGAACAGGCGGCGCGGGCCGCATGGCATGAGTGGCAACGGCTCCGCGCCATCGAGGAAGCGGCGAGGAATCTCTGCAACCAGAAGGGGCGACATAACACCGAGATTGCCATGCTGAGATTGATGAGCGTATGCGGATTTTGACGCCGAACGAGTGAGTTCAGCGGCGGGCGGCTCGCCGACCGTCCGCTGGAACGAAAAGTTAGGACTCTGGAGGAAACGATGGAACTTGTTTTGATTCGCGGACTGCCTGGAAGCGGGAAAAGCACGATGGCGAAGGCGCTCCACCAGGCGGGCTTTGAATGGTTTGAGGCTGACACCTACCACCTGAACGACGAAGGCGACTACTGCTACGACCCGGCGAACGTGAAAGCGGCGCACGAGTGGTGCCAACGCGAAACCTTCAAGGCACTGGCGAACGGTAAGCGTGTTGTCGTGAGCAACACCTTTACGAGGCACTTCGAGATGGAACCGTACTTCGAGATGGCTAAGATCTTCGGAATTAAGCCCAACGTGCTGGAAGCGACGGGAAACTGGCCGAATGTGCATGGGGTTCCTGCAGCGGTTATCGAAAAGATGCGGCAACGGTGGGAGAAGAGTTCTAACTAGAAGTAGACACCCTCTGCCCCTATAAAAAACAAATGCGACAAAGCAACCAAATTACTCGGGTATTAACTATGGAGCCTGTAGCGTGGATGGATAGAGACGGAGAAGTAATGACCATGCCTGAGATACCTAACTGGTGCCCTCCGCACACGATGCTCTACACGGAGGATCAACTCCGCGCCGCGAAGGTGGAAGTGCTGCGGGAGGAGGCCGACAGAATAGGGATTGATTGGGTGTCTGAAAGACTTCGCGCAAGGGCCGACGAAATCGAGAAGGGAGAAATGAAATGAGCAACTACGGAAATCAGTCACAAAGCATCATGCAAAACCCGAACACATTGACAACGGCAGCAGGGCAAGTGGCACAGAAGCCATCAAATGAGCAACGCTCCATGACACCCATCGAAGAACGGGCGCAGCAGTTGGAAAAGGAACTTGTCATGCTCACGGAAGCAGTGTCCGTACTGGCTAGTCGCATCGACAAGGTGCTGTGTCCGGTTCCAGATCAGGACGGAAAACTAGGCGGCATTGGGCAACCTAGCCCTCCACAGTCAGCCATGACTCGCGCACTGGACTACGCCATCAACAGCATAGCGATTCAGCGCATTGAACTGATAAAGATGGCGGAAAGGGTTGAGCTATGAGCAAAGACGACATCATAGAAATCATGTGGAACTGCTTCTTCATCTTCATTGCCGTGCTTGTAATTCTTTCTGCTTTTGGGATACTGAAATGAAAGCTGAACAAATCCGCGCCATCGCGCAAGAGACAATAGAAGAAATGTGGCCCGGACATGGGACGTTGATCCTTAAAGACGAGCATCTTGTCGACTTCGCCACCCGCTTCCTCGCCGCCCTCAACGCGAAGGCAGATCCGGTGACGCTGTATCCGTGCGGATTCAAAAGCCTTCACAGTTTGGTGATTGAAAAAGGCGCATTTCTAGCGCGCAATCTGAACGAAGATGAGCCGGTCACAGACGAGATTCGCTCTGCTGCAATGG